AATTTGTCCGTACAAGTCCGCTTCCCTGACCTTTTTAACTTGAAAAGATGTTCTTTCTTCAGCAAAATTTCTAGATACTACGCATATTAAATCAGCTTTATTGGCAAAATGGGCTGAGCCACTTATAGAATAGGAATCAACATTATATGTTCCATCTGCTTCTCTTGGAAGTTTTGTTGGGTGAGCAACTAACCAAGTAACACATTCAGTTTCCCTATTAAATCTTTTTATGTCTGATATAACATTAGATATATGTTCATCTTCTCTTAGATTACCTTTTCTACTTGGATTAATTTCGTTATACGGGTCTAATACTAAACCATCTATTTTATATTCTTCTTTAGCTTGTCTAGCTACATCTAATATCCATTTGATATCTGGACTTTCATTTTCCATATCAATGAAAAAGAAATGTTCTTGTATAAATGCTAATGTTGTTACTAATTCATCTTTAGTAATTCTATCTCTCATACCATAGTCGAATGGTTTCATCATAAATTTTTCTGCCAATCGTTTTATATTATTCGCCATGCTATGCTCGGGAGAAAATAGGCAAAAACGCCAGCCATGTATCTTTGCCATATTCATTAAAATATCAGCAAGAAAAGAACTTTTTCCATGATTCGGAACTCCAGTCCAAACATGAAATGTTCCTCTAGCAACTTTGTAATTATCTTCTAATGATGTGAAGCCAACATCATAAGGTTGACTTGTATTTCCAGAATGTAAATCTTTGACTGATTCCCATAAATCTCTGGCTGTGTATAGACCATCTATTTTTTTGCTCATTGTTATTCTCCATTATCCTAATAAAAAGTTTTTGTTTTTTTCTTTTACCTCTATCTTATCTTCCCATCTACCTTGATTTAACCAAGTTGTCGCATGTGCAATAAAAGCTGTTTCAGTATGCTTTACACTTTCAGCATATCTTTCCATAGCAGTTATTAATTCATCTTCTGTAACTTCTTTAGACTTTACCAGATTATTATATATCTTCTGACATTTCTTTTTCGCAATCTTTCTAGGAACTTTATCCCAGAACTTTTCAAAATATGATGTTATTTGTTTATCTTGGGTATTATGTATCTCTCCGATACCTTCTAAGTATCTCTCTGATACTTTGGGTTTGTTACTCTCTGATACATACCCTATATTTAAGATATAAAGATTATAACCATAAGCACCATTTTTTTCTTTTCGAATAGATATAAAATTAGATTTCTGTAATTCTTTGATATGCCTTGTAACAGATATTCTTGAACATTGGCAAAGTTTTGCTAGATGTTCCTGACTTGGGTAAGCTTCTCCTTTCTCATTAGCATAATTACAAATCATAAGTAAAACTAATTTACTAATAGAACTATTTGTATTCTGTTTAACTCCCCAAGCTAATGCTTCAAAACTCATTGATTAATCCCATAGAAATCATTTGGTTGCACCTTGCCTTCCGTAAACTCATACACTCTTATCATATCTTCTTTTCTTGGTATCACTCCCTCATATTTCCATTTTGTTACAGTAGCTTCATTAAGATTTAATTCTTTGCAAAATCTTGCAACTGACCATCTTTCTTGTACTAAAAATTCATTGAATGTCATTATAACTCCTTGATTTAATTAAACTTATCCATAGTTTTTTTATACTATATGAATATTATAATTTATTATTGAAAAAAAATAAAGATATATCTTGAATAAATAATTTTATACATTATAATTAATATGGTTAAAAAACTTAAATTAGGAGCAGACAATGAGCAAACATGTAGAAATAGTAGCAAAAGGTTTAGTTCTTGATAATGCTATAGATGATATGATTAGAGAACTTTCACTTGTAACAAAAAGAACTGAATCTATATATTCTGATTATAAATTTTACAAACCTTGCATTGTAAATTGTGAAAGTCTTTATAGATTTATAACCATAAAATTCTACTCAAAAGAATCAATTATGAGAAACTATCAAGATTATTTAAGCCAAGCTGATTTTGGTATATTTAATTTTATAGATTATTGCATTGTTGATTTTACTAGAGGAACAAATATGAAAGAAATATCAGATGTAGAGAAAGCTTTGATAAACAGAAAAATTGATGAAAGATTAAAAAACTTAAATAGGAGTATACAATGAGCAACGAAATAAAAGTACCAACAGCACACCTTGAAGCATTTAGAGATGCCAGACTTGAGATTCAGCAAGTAGGTATATCTAAGAAAGGGAAGAACAGTCATTTTGGTAATACATACGCAACATTAGATGACATCATAGAAATATGTGAGCCAATATTATTAAAGCATAATTTATTGACCAGCTTTACACAAACTTATAACAATGTTGATAAAGATTCATTAGAACAATATCAATGCTTTTATAGAATGAAAGTTACGCATGTTCCCACAAGACAATTTTTTGAATCGGAACTAACTTTATATTCTGATAGAAAACCACAGCAAATAGGTAGTGCTATGACATATGCCAAGAGATATCTATATCAAAATATGTTGTTACTAGCCACTAATGAGCAAACAGATGATGACGCAAACAAAGCTCAACAATCTATGCAGAATAAGAAAGTACAGAAAATTAACAGAGGAGATATATAATGGTTTTACATGGCAGTATATTACGAGATGAAATAAAAGAATTGGAGAATGAAATGTCAGTAGCGGAATTGATTGAGCATATTACGTCTGATAAAACATTAACTGATATTAATACTGCACTTGAAGACATTGCATTAGATAGGATAATAGACAGAACGCAAGATGCAGAAGAAATTATAAGAAGGGGAAAAATATAATGGATAAAGATGAAAGTTACGAAAATGTAGAACAAGCTCAACAGCATTATGCTCAAGAGTTAGAGCAACTGCATGAAGATGAAGATAGGCATTTGCAAAAGTTAGAAGATGAAGTGGATAAGCATTTAGCAATTTCTATAGATGTTCATAAATCTTTTTCTTTTGCATTGGAATATATGAAACAATCTAAAAAATTAAATCAATCACAACATATTGCAATAATGCAATTTACAAATACAGCAATTAAAAACAGGAGCAATCAAGATGGAAGATAAATCAATTAAAACACCAAGTGGCTATGAGATAAGAGTAAACTCTGGGAATTTATTTAAGAACAATTCAGAGAATCCAAAAGCACCAGCATATCGAGGTTTAGTCAATATTGAGGGACGTGGATTTGACCTTGCGTTATGGCGTACAGAAAAAGGTTATTTGAATGTAAAATTTACTGAACATAAGATATCAGAAGATGGAACTAAGCAAGAATATAAGTATGATAATAAAACTTCAAACCTTACTCCAGAGCAAGCTGGCAAAATAATATCTGAAGATATGAATAAGAAAGATGAATTTAATGATGACATACCATTTTAAGTGTGTTTATAATTAATTAACGTTTCCTAAAAGTCCATGCTCCTAATAGCATGGCAGTTTAAGTTCTCCCATCAGAGATGGTGGGAGTTTTTTAAAAGGACAAACAATGGGCAAATTAAAACATTTAAACAGCGAATTTTACAAAGAAAATATAATTTACGATAACAACAAAGATTCTGAATATGGCATAGTGCCAATTGAGATGGCTGACAATATGACTGACTTAGTTCTTAAAGAAGCTATGCAGTTCGGTGAAGAAGTTAAAACATCAACAACAGATAAAAATTTATCACATATGAGAAATGTTGAATGTTGGCGATTGAATCAAAAAGAATCTATCACCGCAGAATTACTTAATCATGCAATTATAGATATTAACAAAACTTTAAATTATAAATTATCTGGATTGCAAGACGTTCAATATTTGGAATACCATGAAGGCGGAAAATATGATTGGCACTCTGACATTGGTTCTGGTGTTGCAAGTATGAGAAAAATATCTATTAGTTGGGTATTGAATGAAGGTTTTGAAGGGGGTGATTTACAATTCTTTGGAGATGGTGGAGAAATACATACCCTCAATTCAACGCCAAACAAATTAGTTTCATTCACAAGTTTTTTAAATCACAGGGTTACACCAGTAACTAAAGGTATACGCAAATGCGTGGTGGCTTGGTGTTTCGGTGAATCATGGAGATAATATGACAACAATAGCAGACAAACTAATATATGATAAATGCAAAGAAAGAATACAGGCAGAAGTTAATTCTACTTTGAAAGTAATCAATGAATCAATGAATGAATCAGAACCTGACATTAAAAAACTATCTAATCTTTTTATTATCTTGAGTAATCTTAATCAAAGTATTGCTCTCTTAAACACTATAAAACCTATAGAAAAAGAAGCCTAAATATATTTAATTATTTTAAATAAAATACTTTACTTTTAATAAATAGTAGGTATAATGAATTTATTGAAGTGTGAATCAGTAAGCATTTCAAGGTTGGGTGCAAAGAAGTAGGGATTAATTACCCTGAAACGGAGAGCTACAGAGGGACTCGTTATGTAAGTGTATTTTAATTTAAGTATATTTACATAGGGGTTCTCTCTGATAGAGATGTAAATTCTCGGATTTATACAGGGTAATAGCTGTATGAAATTTAGATGGAAATTCTATGCAAATCACATGTGTAAGGGAGCTATAATACGCTCCCTTTTTTGTCTAATTTTAAAATAAATTTAAAATAAATTGAAATAATTTATATTTTATATATAAATCAATAACTTATAGCTGTATATTTTTACTATATATTCTTTACATATATATAATTATTATATATACTTTCTTTATAGGTTGATAACAGCTTATAAATAAAAACTTAAACAGGAGCAAGAAAATGAAAAAATTAGAAAAGAAAATAGAGAAATTTTTAACAGGGCAAGGTTACGAAAATGTAACTTTTAATAAAACTAACAAATGGAGTGATGAAGAATACATTGAAGTTAGAGCTGACCATGTTACTAAAGCATGGACTTATGAAGGTGAAACAAAAACTATTGATGATGATTATGGAAAATTTACATTAACAAAGGGTGAACATTTTCCAGAAGAAAGAGAAAATAATGACATCTTTAGAATTTATCCAAAAGGTAAAGTGAATGGTCGCCAAACATATTTTATTACATGGGATGGAGTTAGCGACATCATAAAAGATACAATGGATTATTCTTATGGAATCCCAGAAGTAGTTGATGAATTTTTTTATAACACTTTTGATGAATTAGAAGGTTATGACAATGTTTCTGCTGACATCTTAGCAGTATAATTTTAACAGGGAGCAGAAATGCTCCCACAACATTAGGAGTATAATATGAAAGTATGGAATAACGAACTAGGTAGAAAAACTAAATGGAAAGAAGGTCATGGTTGGACTGAAATTATGGATAATGTAAGTAAAGGCGACAAAGTAATAAATGGTAGTGGTGAAGTTCTTATTTGCACAAACATATTGGATTTAAACAAGTATCATAATTTTGGAAGAAAAGCTATGCAAGTCTATTTACACCCAACAAAAAAAGATGGAACTTTACATAAGGGCAGAAGTTTTATCTGTTATAAAAATGATGGAACAGGCTGGGAAAGAGAAGAAGAATAAATTAACAGGGAGCAGAAATGCTCCCATTTACTTGGAGATACAATGAGCAAATTAAAAATAAGAGATGTAGCAAGAAAAGAAAATAGCAATAAATATTGTGGAGCAAGTGCATTGTCAGTTATAACAGGTCTTGATAGTTCAATTTGTGCAAGAATATTGGCAGACTTTGATTCAGATGTAATGATTACAGGTTGCTCAATTCCAAGAATGATTAATGCTATTAGAAATTATGGACTTGAAGCAAAAAGAGTTTTAAATCTTCCAGACAAATTAGGAGCTTTTATTAAGCAAAGAAAAGTTGGAGATAAAAACTTTTATTTGATTGTTGCTAGAACACATTATCAAATTATACAAGGCAATAGATATGTTTGTGGTCAAGCTGGAAAAGTTGCTTCAATTCACAGAAATAAATGGTGTGAGTGGGGAGCTGATTTAGAAAGAGTTTATATTATTTCTGGAGATGTAAAAATGCCAAAGCATATTAAAGATAAAATAAATAAATGGCAGAACAGAAATAAAAATGACTTTATAAAAGATGAAAGAGCAGTCAAAAGATTATTGAAAAAAACCAATATGAGATTTCAAGATTTATTTGAATATGGTATGAATGATGATAGAGATTGGTGGTATGAAGAATATAAAGAGAATAACGAAACATTCATACTTGCTGTTAACCATGATATTGAACCAGCAGAAAAATGGAATAATCTTCTAGGAAAATATTTAGCACAAGAGCCATATGCAGAAGAAGAAGAATATCAATATGGCTATATAGAAGTGAAAGATATAGTTCCATTTACAAAAGAATTTTTAGAGATAGTTAACTGATGGAACAAATATTATTATTAATATTTTTAGTTATTCTATTTTCTGTTGCAGTTAGCAGATAATAGTAATCCAGATAATAGTTATGACAGAAGATTTAATTATAAACCACATTCCATCTGGAACATTATAAGAAATATCTTCTACCACATCTTTTATCTTTCCGTACCCATGCTTTAGTTTATCTAACATTATTTTTTCCTCATAAATTTAGAGATTCCACCAACCCCTTTTAACCCTAGTCCAGCACATACAGTTATATAAATTAAATTAATGTACCAGTCTGGAAGTGTGCCTAAGATATCAAAACCTAATCTTACAAATGGTTGCGTATATGGGACAAAAACCAAAATTGCTGGTAAAAGTATAACCAGAGTTATGAACTCGTCTTTTAGACTTCCAGAAAGTTGGTCAACAGCTTTATTTTCCCATTGACTGTTGAGTTTATCTGCTTCTAATTTTCCTTCTGCAACTGCTTTAGCAACAGAAGTTTTAGCTTCAATCTCTGCTTTCTTTAAATTAGATTTAGCTTGTGATTCTTTACTTTTGTTTTCAAGATAACCACCAACTGCCTTAGTAAGTCCACCAACAATCATTCCTATCATAAACCATCTCCATATTTAAATAATCCAGCAATCACCGTTATGATTGAGCCAATCCAGACCAATGCTTTGACTGCACCCTTACCCATGTTAACAGTTGCTTTTAATTCACTTACTTCTTTTTTTATAGAAATCATTTCTTTTGAATTACTCTCTACATTCTTAGATACAAAATCTAACTTCTGCTCTAGCCTTAACAAACATTCTTTTTCTGCTGATGTCATATTAATTACCTAATGAAAGTGGATTTGCGTTCATTGATTCTGTTACCGTCTTAAAAGATTTATCAACATGCTCAACAATTTTATCTATATCTGCGTCAATCTTATCTATAGATGTTTTATTATTGCTTGAGTTTATTTCTACAGCAGTAATCCTTTCTAGTATTGCAGAATTATCTCCACTTGGAATACTTGACATACTATCTTCTAAAACTGTCAATCTTGATTGCATTTGTGCGTACGTGTATATTCCCCCAGCAATCGGACTTGCAATTGATAGCAAAAAAATCAGTATTATTTTGGGTGTAAGCTGAATCGTTGAATCCTTGTCCGTCATAAAAGTCTATCTCCGTTTTTGTTAAATCTAATGTATCTGTTATCTTAACCTCAAAGTATTCCTTATTAAATGATACAACAGTTAAAATATCAAGTTTTTGTACCACAATATCTGACTTAATTTTTGGGGTTACTGTACTAACAGAATTTTTTTTATCGCTGGATTTGGTCGAATCAGAGCCTTGTTTTTTCTCAGATTTGTCAGATTTTACCGTTTCAACAACCTTTTCTTCATTTACACTTGGTTCTTCTTTTATTTCTTCTTCAGCAGTTTCTTGTTCTTTATCCTCATTTTCACTTATTTCTTCTTTTGGCTCTGGCTCTTTTTCTTCGGTTCGACTATCGTCTGATAACTCGCTTTCTTCATTTGTTCCATCAGCTTCCTCATTCTGAGCTGTTGTTTCCTCTTTTTGTTCATTTTGATTCTCCTTTAAATCATCTTCCATATTTATTTCTTCTAGTTCTGTTGGAAGTTCTTCTCTAATTTCTTGTAATGTTTCTGGTTCATTTTTTATTTCATTGACTGATTCAATTTGTATATCATTTATTTCAGGCAAATTATCTGGCATTTCAATTGTTGGCATATCTATTTCTGGCATATTGTTATCTACAGGTATATCTGCACCAGCATTAATGTTTGTAGGCATCTCATTATTTATTCCAACGTCTGCAATCTCCATATTCATTTGCTCTGCTCTTATATCAGATATTACAGAAATTTGTGAAGATAAATTTGCAATTTGCATATCTTCTGGTGGGTTTGTATCAATGATACCACTTGATATGGTATTTACTATTGATGTTGCGTCTAATGAACCAATCTGAACTGTTTCGATAACTACAGGCTCGGCAACTACAGGCTCTACTGGAGCAATTTCTATGGCAACTGGCTCTATTACTACTGGCTCAACTACTATAGGCTGAATATCAACAGGATTTGCTACAATATCATCAACAACAGGGTTAACAATAACTTCAGGAGCTACTACAGGGCTTATTTCCGCTATTTCTGGCTCTGATGGTATGATTACATCAGAAAGTGTCAAACTAAGGCTTAAATTGTCGATAATTGTGCCAAATTGACCAGCTTTATTACCTGTATCTGCACCAGCATAATTTACAGTTAAAGATGTGTTAGTTGTTTCAAAGCTATTAGTTACATCTACAGAATATTTGGTTGTAATGACACCATCATTATAATTAGATGTAAAATTATGCGTTAAGACTTCGCTGTTCGTTCCATCTGATAAAGTCATGGTTATATTTACAGGGTCAAGATTAAATGCTGTGCCTGTTGTGGTACACCAGCTTGAGCCTTCATTGTTACAACCAATAGATATTAAGCTACCAGAGATTGAATCTACTTCTTTGTTTTCTTCTGCCACGCTATCTAAAACTATGGATTGCGTAATTGAGCCACCATCACTTCCGCTAAATCTAACTGATTTATTTAAATCTCCATAATTATTGCCATCATAATCAACATTGCCTTCTAACTCCCAGCCTTCAGTCTGGTTATTAAATGAGCCGTTATTTAGGAGATTTGATGTTTCCGTTGCTCTTACCGTTTGAGTCGCTGTAATTACTAACATTGTAATCAGTACCCAAGTAGTCAGGATAACGTATAATTTGCCCATAATCGTTTATATATCCCATCATTTTGTAATGTTTGATTGCGTCTTTACCTATGAGTGCTTTCTTGCCATTCCATATGCTACAGGGAGTTCCTGAATGTAACATAGCACTCCAAACAGCTTTGCTCCCAGCACACAGAACAGATATTGACGCTACTTTTAATCCAGCCTTTGCTAAAGAATTTGATAAGGCTCTGCGTTCACAATTCCAATCTGTGAATGTCGTTCCTGTAGATATACCAACTACTGAAGTTTGTACTGCACCCACAACTGGAAAAGAACAAATCATCTGCGAGTAGCTTTGTACTCCAGCAGATATGGCACTTGGTACTGGTTGATTTTTATAATTTACGGTACTTGTACTATCTGCTCCATGAGCATTCATTGAAGCCCAAATTAAAACAACCATCATTAAAAATAAAAAGACTATAAAACTTCTTCGCATGAGAAAGATACTCCATATAAGCTGATATGATTCGCACTCCAAGTTAGCTCATTGTTTGTCATTCTCATAACGCATTTAGGACTTGCGTATGTAATTGATGCGTCATCTGCCAAAGTTGCGGATAACGGTGGTTCTATGGTTAGTGTAGCATTTCCACTTCCATCACTGGCAACATCAGCAATAATCATATGCAGTTTGCTGGTTGTTCCAGAATTAAATTGTACATAGTCGCCTTTTTTAAACAATTGTGATTCAGATGTATCTGCACCATCTACTGTAATATCATAAGCTCCAACAGCATGCGAGCCGTTTACTGCAATAGTGTTTGATATTGTGCCTTGCACAGCACTTGCGTCTGGGTCGCCCATTAAAAATGTTCCAAACTGTCCATGTAATTGCATAAAAAAAGCTAACCATTCATTTGCTTGCGTTCTGTTCATTGGCGGTAAAGTAACTGTGCTGTACCATTTTGCACCAGTAAACTCATGCACTTGAGTTGAAAAGGTAAATGGACTTTGACTTTGTGCAACAGCTTTAGCAATACCCCATTCACTTCTAACAAAGTTTGGAGTGGTTGGCATTGTTAATGGATAAGTAGGCTCTGCCATTTAAGCTCCAAAGTCTTTAGCAAAAGTTCCACCACGCAATCTGGCATCTCTTACTGCTGATAAAGTATTTTCTCTTATGGCTGGTAACATATTCATAACTTCTGCTCTAACTGTTTGTGATACACCTGTAGCAAAGTTTAAGTTTTGCTCTATGGTAATACCACCGCCCATTTGATTATTTGGCACTATTGTTCCAGCAGATTTAGGTACAAACATTTCTGCACCTCTCTCTCCAACCATATATGGCATATTTGGATTCACATTTCCACCCATAGCTTTGCCACCACCGAATGAACCAAAAATTGCACTAGCTCCAGATAAGATATTTTGGAACATACTTCCGCCACCTGAAGAAGATAAACTCATGGCTTCTCTAATTCTTTTTAACATTGGTTCAATGACTGCCAACTGAAATATCAATGCAACCACTTGCTGTAAAACACTTTGAAAAATATCTACCATACTGTCTTTGAAATCTTTACCGCTTACAACAGCTTCTCCAAATGCTTTTGAGATATTTGCACCAATATCTTCAAACATTTTATTTGCTTTCTCAAGTTGCTCCATTTCTAAATCAAATGCTTCTCCTCTTGTTTCAGCTTCTCTATCCATTTCAATTTGGTTAATTTGAGCCTGTATTTTAAATTTTTCTTTTAAATCTTCATTGATAGCTCTAATGCCTTCAGCTTCTTTCTTTTGCTGTTCTATGGCTAGTTTTGCGTCATCAGAGAATTTTTTTCTTGCTTCTTTTACTCTATCGAACTCTGCGTTTTGTGCTTCTAAAGAAGCAGTTAATTCATCATTAGCTCCAACAAATTCTTTAACTTCTTTTATGAGTTGGTGAATTGCAACACCACCCAAAGCAATCCCTGTCATTATCATAAATAATGGATTCACTAGCATAACTGTTGTTAGAGTTGTTATACTTCCAGCTAATCTTGCCAACATATTTATAGTTGCAACGCCAGCTAAAGCTAAGAAAAAGTTTTTAATGCCATCAATATTATCTACAAGGAATCTTGTGAATTTTGCTAATGATTCGCCTAAAGTTTTTCCTATTTCTTTTATTTTTTCTTGGTTGTTATCTAAGAAAACATTTAAGTCGCCAAATTGCATTTTTAATTCTTCAAAAAAAGATTCACTTACTGCAATTTGGAATTGCATAAATTTATCTTTAATCATAGATAAAGTACCAGTTAAGGTATTAGCAAGCTCATCAGTAACATTACCAAATGTCCCACCTTTGCCAAACACTCTTTCAAATGCTTCTCTTGTTTCTTCGGCTGATACAGTTGCACCAGCAGAGAATCCAAGCAAATCTCTAACCCCTCTTTCTCTAAATACATCAGCACTAGCTATACCGCCAGAGAAAGACCTTTGTATTTGTTCAGCAGTTTGTCTAAAATCCAATCCTGTAACGGCAGCAACATTACCTGTTATCTCTAAAACTTTTGCTAATTCATCTGCATCTTCAGCTACAACAGCTAAGTTTCCAGAAGCTTGTTGTATTTCTCCAAGTGTAAATGGAACTTTACCAGCAAATGCCAACATAGCTTCAAAAGCTCTTTCGCCTTCTTCTGCTGTTCCAAAGAGTGCTTTTAATCTTATCTGTAGATTTTCAATTTGGATTCCTGTATCTATAACGCCTTTTACAAATATAGCTCCAAATGCTACACCTAAAACTGCACCAACTTTTGTTGCTCTTGCAGTTACTTTTGCAAGACTATTAGAAAGATTTTTAAGACCACCACTCATTTTTTTTGATGAGTTGCTAACAACTTTGTTGGCTTCAGCCATATCACGCTTTAGACCTTTAAGGTCTGCTTCAATCTTTACTACCAGTTTATCTAGTTCAGTTGCCATTAGTTATCTGGGTACAGCTCCATTAGTTCGTTTAACTCATCTTTGTCCATTGGTTTGTCTTTGTTGCCACCATTGAACTCACTAAATCCTTTTATTGCTAGAGTTATTTCGGTAATGCTCATATCCCAAAATACTGCTGGATTAACACCTATCATTCCTACACATACTTCAAGCCATCTTTGGTATGGTAGTTCAGCTTCTTCGTCTATTCCTCTACTGGACTTTTTTTTTCGTCAGTATCGTCATCAACGTTCAATGCTAAAGTAACCAACTCTCCAGCCATCTTTATAGCTTCTAACAACCCAATCTCTGATATCAATACTTTAACTTCTTTGTCTTGTAGGTTATTCCCACCAGCCCTTAATGCCAAAGTTATGACCGATATTATTTCAGTCATAGTAATATCAGCTTGTGCCAATTTATTTCCTAACTTTAGTATGCTACAACCTAAAGCCTGTTCTATCCTGATAATGGTATCAAGGCTCATTCTTGCCTTGTACTCTTTATCGTTAAACTGTAGTAGCTTTTCCGCCTTTAGACGATTTATGCTCATTGTTTATCTCCGTTTTGGTTAATATAACAATAATCTCATCTCTACTTCCAACATTGTCAGCAGAGAAGATTGTGTAAGATTTCTTGTTAATTTTGATTGTATCTGTATCTTTGAATCCCTTATAAAAAGGTATTTCTAACTCAACATTGTTTTCTCCAATGTTAACTTGTGCGTCTAATTTTTTAGAGCCTATCTCTATAGGCATTAGCTCCCAACCCATAATTATCTCCTAAATTAAACTGTAGCAAATGTAACTGCACCAGCAGATTCAAAACTCATTGAATAAGTTACTTCGCCATTATAACTACCAGCATATTCAATACTTGTTACTTGAAATGCACCTGTGAAAGTTGCAAAGTCTGGCACAAGTAATTGAAAGTTGCTAAATGTAGAAGCTGAAAAAGCTGTTCTTACACTTGCTTCACTTGCAGAATCAGTAAATACACCAGAGCCACTTATACTAAAACTTTGGATTCCAGCGTCAGCTAATAATGTTCTAACTTTTGATGAATCTTTATTTGTTACATCTATTGTTTCTGCGTTCATTGTTATAGAAGTATCTCTTAGACCAGCAACAGTTGTAAATGTTTCTGGGCTTCCAGCATTTCCTATCTTGACAAGCAACGCACTTCCTTTTTGTACTGCCATATCTATCTCCTAAAAAAATTAACTATCGTACACAATCACAGATAAGCTTAGCACCCCATGACGTGTAATTCCATCATTTTCTGTTAGCGTGATTGTATTCCTGACTTGACTAACTACCATATCAGCACCAGATACTGAATAACTTGTATCATGCAAAAGCTCATATATTCTTTCCATAGCGTCTGATATTTCTTTTTTACCTCTGTATTGACTCCAAACATCTATATCTACAGAGTATTCATTACCATCTAAACTCTTTGTTCCTCTATTCGCAACATTGATATTTCCAATAACAACATAAGGATAAGCTGTATCTTGTGGCACATTGTCAAATATTTTGTTATCACCAACAATACCATCTAGCGTACTATCACCATTTAAAGTGGAATATAGTATTGTTTGTAAGTCAAAAGAATGAAAGCTCATGATATTTTTACCTTATTTATTTTAATATCTTTAGCAATTCTATTCGCATATTGCTTAGTGTTTTTAAATGCGTCTGATTCCTTACCCATAAAAGGTCTTTGCAATCCACCTCTAGCAAAACTTTGTTCTAAAATATTTGCATAAGATACTCTTGTTTGAACTGCGGAAAAATGTCTTGCTCTGGTCGCTGGCTCAATAAAAAAACTATTAACTAATCTCCCTGTATCTATTGCTGGTGGATTATCCTTAGATGAAGCTGTGTGTGTCTTAGCACCTCTTTTATAAGTTCTGCCATCTTTAGGTGTTCTTTGCATACTTTTCATGATTTGATTCTTGAAATGATTAGCAACTCTGTTTAAATGCCTTTGGGTGTTTTCATCATATAAGTCCACAGCTTTGCTTATCTTCTGATTCAATTTAGATTCTATAGTTACTTTAACTGACATTAAGTTGCTACTCCTTCTTCAGCTTGTATCACTTGGTATCTTTCTTTGCCTTCCATTAAAGATGCAATATGTTGGATATTAAATGTTTTAGAGTTGTAGCTGATTCTATATTTAGGTGTTAAAGCTGAATAATATCTTATGGTGAAACGGTAATTACTTCTATCTTCTATCTGGTCGCCAAAAGAATTTTCTGTACCTGATAAGTTTTCTACTTTAGCCCAAACAGTAGTTGCTGTTCCCCATGATATAGATTGACCACCACCAGAATCTGTAGATGGACTCATTGATTGTAGAACTACCTTGTTCCTCATTTGACCTATCATTAACCAAACATTCCCCCATAGTGTGCATGACCTCTGTAAGGGTGAGTAGATAAAGATTTAATTTTATATGATTGCAATAATTGAGTTGCACTTGTTGGAGCTAATACTCTTTTACCGTCTAATAAATCTCCTCTATGCTCAAATAAATAAGCAGAATATTCTAAGCACGCTGATTTAATATCATAAGGAACTGCTGTGGTTGCTCCATAGCCAGCCACATATTGAATCTCTAATCCGTTCGCTACTCTTAATGCAGTCGGATAAGATTCGCCTTGTCTTAAAACAATCCTCGCTGGAACACTTACATTATCCAAATAATATTTTGAACTGGCAAAAGTAGTCGCTGTATCGTCATCATCATAGCTTTTGATATGAGTTACACTAGCTACAGGGCTGTTTGGAAGTAATATACTTCTGCGGTTTATATGTTGGTCTATCCCAACGTAAGAGCCTTCTTGAATTGGAATATCCACATCATACAAAGAATCAATAAATAATTGATAAGTAACTGTGGTCAATGACCTTGCGGTATATTCTTTCGCCCAGTTATGGACTGCTCTTTCTATCAATGCAACAACAGTATCATCATCAGATGAATCTATTTTATTCCATGCTTTAATTTCAGCTTGAGTTACTGCGTATGCTGTTTCTGCTGTGTGAACTTTTAATCCAGCCATTTAGTTTCCCCCTGTTATTCCCAAGATGACGGAAGTTTACCTACGATTGTAGGATTGTCTAACTTTGTAAGCATTGAATCTATAGCTGCCTTTAACTCTGCTTCCGTTTGTGGTATGTGTGCCAACACTTGAGTTTTACACCAATCTTCAGTTAAACTATTAAATGCAGTAAAGCTTGCTGGATTAGCTTCAGCAATATTTACTTGCCCATAAATATCAGTTTTATTGTTTGGAGTTTTTACATCACTTTGACCAGTAACACACCAATGAATACCCTTAACTACGTTATTTAATGCTCCTTCGTTTGAGGCTGTATCTAGTTGTGTAAAGTGCCATGTGTATGTATTAGCCATTATTCACTCTCCAATGCAGTTACTTTAGCCTCTAAAACTTCTATTTTTGCAATGGCTTCTTTTAAAGCAGCCATCAATACAGGTACTGTTTCTGTATATTGAATACCTTTAATCTTGGTATCATCCTCAATACCATCTATTTCTTCTACTATTTGTGGTGATGCTAATGTTTCTTCTACAAGTTCAGGATAATTAGTTTCCCAATCTTGAGCAATAAAACCAATCTTCTTCCCAGCTTTTGCATTATGTGCTTCTTGTTTCCAATTAAAAGTTACGGCTCTTGCAGCTTTTACATGATTATAAGCATCTGAGCCATTTAGTTCTGCTATATTTTCTTTAATTCTTTCGTCTGAGTTAGCTGTCCATGAAGTATTACCACCAACTAAATGCACACCTACATTACTTTCATCATATACATTCCAAAGTGAGTTTGTAAAAAACACTCCACGATAAGTATGTGAAACCACTACACCAAAAGCACCTAAATTAAGCGAAGGAGATGTAGTGTGAAATTTTACATCACCACTTCCTGTCCATGAGCCTGTTGATGATACCGTTCCAGTAGTATTTACAGACAACCCACTACCACTAATACGAATTTTTTCTGCGTCTGCTGCACCAAAAAACATAAAATCATTATCAGTATCATATGAAATAAAGCCACGTCTTGCACCTGCACTATTTAAATACTTTAATGAATTGTCTGAATCAGAAGCTCCAGCTTGTAATTCTAATTCAGCATTACCTGAACTTTTTAATTGTATTTTAGTTGGTGTTAATACCACTCTATCTGTAGCACCTATTTTAAAATCTATTTGGTCATCAGTATCTGCGGTAATAGAAGTATCTGCGTCAGCGTCTAAAATTAATTCTGTACCATTCATATCCAATGATGTTGATACAGTTAAAGCTCCGCCATCTGCAATCGCTAATGCGTCATCTCCATCTGTAAACTCAATCAATGCTGTTCTTACTGAATCAGATTTAACATATTCAACTGTGTCATTGGTTTGGTCTAACTCTGCAATCGTTATAAATGCGTCATTAGCTTCATTTCTTATTTGTAATAAATTGCTTGATGTATTATAAAAAAGTTGATTTGCAAAAGTAGTTGATGGAGCAGAACTTCCAGAACTGGTACTTGCCAACGCTTGTAATGCTGAATTTATATCAGCCCTTGTATTGGGGAACGTCTGGTTTGCTATGGTAAAATCATTCTGACTCATTTTTTTAACTCCTAAATAATGTTAACAATACTCTAATTACTAACTGGATTCAAGATATCCGTACCCTTTAGCAACATAGCCAAAATCTTTTGCTACTGGATTTCCTGTTCCTGTGCCTTGATAAAAGTTTATAGTGAATCCTGTCGCTGACTTACTTGAAATAACATAATGTTGATTTTGGTCTAAATCATCTATTTCTATTCCTAAACCTTGTAATGCTTTAAATGCTGGACTAAATGTTACAGCTTGTCCACTTGTTCCAGCAGATATACCATCTTCTGCAACTGTTCTGTCTGGCATATCTACTGTCGCTGACAATGCTGATATGGCTGGTGTTGATGATGGATTTGTTGTGGTTAGCTTCACTCTTAATTTTATATATCTGCCTTTGTAATTTCCCAATATATAATCTTGGTAATCAGTATATGTAGAATTATCGTTAGAGGTCGATATTTGGATTCTAGCGTCAACATCATCATGTTCGGTATAGTTACCATCAAAATTACCCTCTTGAGCGTCAAATAAGCCCTCAAAGCTGTCAAACAGGGTGTTTGCGTTAAATCTAGTGCTGGTCATTGAGGTTGTTACATATGAGTTGTAAATACCACCTAAATCAATCGGATTAGAATTAAAATAATAAAATCCATCTAAATTTTCTTGTACTTCGCCACCATCATCAAAGTTGCCAAGTGCGTCATCAAAGTTTCCAGAATGGTCGTCAAATAATTCACCAAGTGTTATTTGCAGATAATTAACGCTATCTCTATTGACTACTTCAACATCTGTTTTTGTACCAGCAAATGCTGTTGATTCTGTGGTTGTTGCTACTGCGTTAAAATCATCTGCTATTTGATTTCTAATGATTGCTTTCTTGCTAGATGTTTCAGATGGAATCCCTAGAACATCAATCGCTTTTATCATATAAAATCCTGTTTGAGCTGGCAAAGATATTTGATTCGTTGCTTTGGATACATACTCTGCAACAATAGTAGCACCAGCATAAACAGGGCTTGATGTTACTGGAGTATGTCGTATCACATAATGAGATAAATCTAATTCATCATTTGGTGTCCATGAACATACTGCTAAATTATTGACTACATTCACAGAAAAATCTGCAACATCTGCTGGTGGAGCTGTTTTACCCACCACTTCATGTGATGCACTAGTGAAAGAAGAATAAACATTAAACGCATTAACCGCTCTGGCTCTAACCTCATAAGTCATTCCATCTTCCGCATTAACAACTTCAAAATTTTGTCCTCTGGATTTACCTAAACTTGTATATTCAGTATCAGTAGATGTGTTTCTATACTCTACTTCAAATTCATTGGTTGTTCCCTGATTGGAAGATACTTTAATTAAAAGAATGGTGGATACAACACCAGAGTATGACCTCATAATATCGCTTACTTCTAATGATGGAGCTGTTACTGTTGCAGAAGTTGGCAAAGTAGTATTATCAGATATAAATTCAGATTCTTCAGCGTCCCAATCCCAAACACTAGAAGATGTTTCTTGTAATACTAAATCAATGCCTACATCATCTGCTGTGCTTACAAAAGTCCAGTCTGCAACTTGGAATATCTTAGAACTAAATCCTAGTCTTGCATTGGTTAAACTAACTGTATCACCTACTTGTAATTTAAAAGCTGAAAGTTTCATGGGAGCTTGAACAACCATTTGCTGTCTATTTTTAAACAGAATAACTTTAGCAATTCTTTGTGCCATTGTTGGTGATGTAGTAAAAGGTAAATCTGCATTGGCAAATATTGTTTCTCCATTATCTTCTGCAACAAATGTGTCTGATGTTACCATTGGATAATCTGATGGTTGCCAGTCAGATGATGGGCTAGTAAAAACACCTTTGACTGTATTAAACAAGTTTCTTCTGGATTGCTTGGTTTGAACAGACATACCACCTCTAAAATCATCTTCAGTAAGCGTTATAGTAGGAGCAACATATTTTCCACCAGCTAAGATAAACTTACCGTTTGAATAGCTTAATACACCCAACATAGAGCCTAGCAATTCATCTATCGCTGTCATGGGGTCAACATTACTATAAACAATCCCATGTGATTCATATCTGTTTTCTGTTCCACCACCAGCTAAACTAATATCTTCATCACATATATTTGCAACAGTAGTAAAAGATGTTGTATCAATATTGGCAGTTGGTGTTGCTAATCCAAATCTAGTATCTGTTAAATAATCGTATAAACATAAAGCTGGATTAGATGAAAATGCTGTTGTTCCATCTCTAAAATCTAATATCTTTTTGCCTTTTATTTCGGCAGATATATTTGGAATACCTGTAGGAAAAGCATCAACATCATATTTTAATTTGACATATAAATAAGCAATACCTTGCAATCTATGTGATTGTGTCCATTGTGATACTTCAGATACTAAATCTGCATCTGCTACTTGGTCATCACTTCCTAAATGTTTTTTTATTCTTACTACTAAATCATCTGTGTCAGCAGACAAGAATCCATGACTAGCAATAATGGCACTACTTATTTCTGTTGTTGTTCCAGAAAGAAAAGGTTTGGGAGTATTAGCGTTGTTTCTATATGGAGTTATTCTTTCTCTGTTTCCAAAAGCACCAGTATAATTAATCGCTGTTGCTCTAACATCTGTTCTTAATCCCTCAGAAATAGTAACTGTCAAATTATGCCTTGCTCCAGAAGCAGAAGAACTTCCACCAGACGATATACCATAACTTACACCATTAATATTCAAAGTATCTGCTGTGGTTATCGTAAATGCTGTATCAGAAACCAATGCTATAGATGTTGTTCCTTTTAATATTCCTTTACCAGAAACAATATTATATCCACCAAATGGTAATGTTGTTCTATATTCTACATCAACATAACTGTTAACAATTAAGGTATTTGTTTTTCTAGTAAATCTGGATTCGGTTTCGTATTGAGCTGGAGCTGTAACAATAAATCTTGTTTCTCCATTAGAATCAGTTCCGCCACTTGTTAAAGTTAATTCATCTTCTCCAAAATATATTTTATCTATAGCTTGTATTTCATGTGAAGCTAACTGAATTACTAAATGCAAATCTTTGTTGTTGTTAGTACCTTCCATGAATAAGATACCACCAGATTTTTTAGTTTCACCATAAACAGTATCTCTGGTAATGATTGCTTGCTTAACCATCTCTGTTCTAGCAGATAGTTGCTGTTGATAATTAGCTTTTGGTTTCTTTGCAAACACTTTTGAAAGTACAGCAGATACAGCCATATTAACTAACATGCTTGAAACAGGACCAGTAACATATCCTAATGCTAATTGCCCAATCTTACTTCCAGCAATACTTTTTGCAGCACCTGTAACAGCTTTAACTATTGAGCTAAAAAATCCCACTATTTTTCTCCCCCACCCCAATCAATAGACTTGTCTTGCAAATCATCTACAAACTCTAGTCCTTTATCATTTGGAAAAAAGAATTTTTGGTCTTGGTCTGTGTATCTAAAATCTAATGCTTTCTCTAGCGAGATTAATTTACTTTCAATATTATAATTAAGTGCAGACGTTTCGCCATCTTCTACAATAGTTACAGTATCAACAGTACCGCTAAATATTTGATAGGGTGTATCAACAATCGCTAAAGCATTACTTGTTGTTGTCAGAACTCCAAAATATACGTTTACAGTTGTGCCTTGTTGAGTTTCATTAAATCCAGCAGACAAGATACTAGTATCTAGTCCAGAAACATTTATATTAATTCCATTTGCTTTAATATCTGCGGATTCACTAACTTGACTGATATCTATAAGATTCCCTAAACCCTGATAATCATTACCTAGAATCTCAAACTCACCATATCCAGTCCACATTCTTAGCGGAATGGAATACAAAAACTCTACTGCATAAAATGGTCTAGTTTGACTGCTAGATAACTGGGTGGAAAATGTACTCCCAATACTTCTAGCCATAGCGATTAACCTTTAGACTTAGTGGCTTTTTTCTTGGTTACTTTTTTCTTTACTGCTTTTTTCTTTGTTTCTTTTGGCTCGTCTATTTTAACTTCTATGGCTGAATTGTTAGACATAAAGTTATTCGCTAAATCTACTTTCCATTGTTTATCGCAATCAATAATCTCATTGTTTTGATAAACTCTGGTCGCATTACCAGATTCATTACTAGAGCCTTTTACATCTCTTAACATTTTTATCTTCATATTTCTCTCCATTATTCATTACATAATATTCTTAAAATACTATCTAATCAATATAAGAGTGAGGAGCAGACAATGAGCAATCAAAACCGCTCCCCACAAACTTATCAGATATTAAGCGTCTGTTGAATCTATAGGATTACCCAACACAGCTTGAACACTTATAGGTGTTCCGTTTGAGTGAGTTCCTGTAGCGTCAATCTTAACTCTTACATATCTATTACCACCGATATAACCAATTTGGCTAGTCTGTGGTGTTTCACCGTTAGCATCTAATGTTAAAAAGATACCAGAACCATCAACACTTCCTTCTGTTACTGCTGTTGAGCTAGTAACGGCTGTGAATGTTGAATCGTCTGTAGAATCTTGAAGTATAAAGTCAAACTTTACACTACCAGATAATGTATCGCCTTCAATACCAGAGTTAACTATGAACATTACTGATTCAAAACCTTGTGTATCAACAGTAGTTCCATTTGCGTCTGCTGTAAATACTTTTGCGTCTTGACAAGTAACTGACTTAGTTCTATTTGCAATATCTCTCATAATAATCTCCCTTATGCAGAAATGTTTTGTAGTCTAATTGCTTCCGCAAGAACTACAGCACCGCCAACTCTACGTCTGGCAACATAACGTATATTTCCACTTGTAGCTTGTGAGTATGGGTCTCTCATTACTGAAAGATTAACTCTGTCTACAATAGTGTATGCTCTTGAGAAATCTCCATAAGCGATAGGTTTAGCAGAGCCACCAACATCTGGCATATCTTCAGCTAAAATATATGGCTTACCTAAGATTGTTGCTGGTGTTCCACCAACATAGCTCATAGCGTTAACAAATATTTTTTGACCTTCTGTATCTTCTAACTTTAATACATCAGCAAAAGTAGCTCTGTTCATTACAAAACTTGCGTTTGCCATATAGTCAGATTTGATAGCCATTGTAAGGTCAACTAAACCATTTGCAGTTAAAGCTGTTCCACTTCCAGAATTAGTTGTACCAACTCCAGCAGATGTATCAGTAAAACCTTGTGGTCTACCTACACCATTACCAGTTACAAATGCAGTACCTTCAGCTTTCGCAAACTGCTCACCAAACTCTGTAGACATTTCGCTTTCTAAATCAAAAGCAGAATCTTCTAACATAGCTTGTGAAATATCCACTAGAGCATATAGCTCATGTGCGTCAATTTGCATTAAGCCTGTTGTGTAACCAGTTGTTTCAGAACGTGTACCTGTTTCAGCAACAAATTGTGCAGAAAATTGACCAGTTCTTTTTGGAATCTCAATCCCTCTGTTAGATGTACTTCTAACTCTAGCAATAGAACGAATTGGAGAAATTTCAGTTACGCCTTTGATTAAATCAGCAACGTATTCTGCTGGAGCATAAAAACCACCTAATGTGTCATCAGACTCATAAAGTGCTTTCTTCTCCATTTCATCAACTTCACCTTTT